AACTGCTTTCGGGAATCCCTAGCCTAGCGAAACAGCTTAAGCCCAGACAACAGCACCGTTAGCGGTGAAGCTGAATGAACCTTCTACAAGGCCGTCAAATGAGCTAGAAACACCAGCCTCAGTGATGATGGCTGTTACGGTAGCGTAAGTGTCAGCATCAACGTATAGAGCCAGAGTTACCTCAGAACCTACAGTTAGTGCGCCTTGGCCAGTTGTATCAGCTTCATCGTAATGAACAGCAATAGAGCCAGTCGCAGAGGTTAGGCCAGTCGTGTAAGAACGAGCAGAGTCACCCATTGAGCTAGTTTCAATTGTGTCAGCAGACTCAGATAGCGACCAATCGCGAACTTCTGCTACTGTGTTTGTGTTTGCGCCTACTTTAACGTAGCCTTCAGAACCTTTATGCACCGCCATGATATATCTCCTAAGTTATGCGTTGCCTCTTGCGAAAGTATACAAGACTGTGACCGTTACCACCACACCACCATAAGGCTCGATAGCACCTTCATCAGTCTCTACTTCCACAACCTGAGTATCCAACGCATAGCCGCCACGGGTGCGGTCTGCGTCTAACCCATTTTCTATTGCCTCGATCAACTCATTGCGTTGTGAGTCGATGTTAGCTCCTTTAACAAACCCGAATACACGGACTGTTAATTCTGATTGACGCTGGATGTCGCTTGCACCAATAGTGCGATCTGAGCGCCTTTCACCAGCAGTCTGAACCAAGCAAGCAGGAAATTGTGCCGAGCTTAGTTCCTCAAACTTGAATGGATTGCGAGTTACGAACTTAATGCGTACAGGATCAAGTACACCTTTCAGTGTGCTAACAATGTTGTCGCATATATCTTCACGTACACTCATGCAAATAACCTTTTCTTCATAAACTCAAGCAACTGACGTTTCTCTGCCGTATTGAATCCAAAGAACGGTCTAGTCTTGTTGTTAAAGTAAGCCTTCTTGTTGGCTAAAGCATTACTGAACCTAATCTCAGCGTAACCTCTACGCTTAAACGCTGTGAGCGATGACATCATTTGACCAGTATAGTTAAGGTCAACATTAGCTCCACGCCCATTCTCGCGTCTAAACTCTGCATACTGAGGTGAGTAAGGCTTAAATATACCGCTGATACCGCGTCCTGCTTTAGTGCGATCAGCGATGATATTTGATCCATAGAATGCAGTCTGTGCTAATGCCTTATCAAGATTGTCAGGCAGGTCGCGCTCCATCTCAGCCAAGCGTTGTCGGATAGCCTTATCGTTTAGCGAGATGGTGATGTTCATCGTGTTAAGCGACCAGTAATGCGGATGTCCTTCTCATCATCGGAAATAGTACCATCTTCATCTCGGTCATATTCAACGCCATCAGCGAATACAGCCTCGATCTCTTGATTGTACATATCACGATAGAATGTAAGCATCTCTCGGAAGCGATCCCCATCAACCCAGTTTGTCAGCTGTGGCAGAGCGTACTTCCAAAGCACCAAGTATGAACAAGCTCGTGTCCACTGTGTGCTTGTAAGCAGGGTGTCATCCATCTCGCCAGAGTAGCCAGTCTTATTCCACCAGCGAGCACGAATCTCACGCTTAATATCTTCTTCAGCTTTGGCGTGTTCCGCATAGAACGAAGCAATACCAAGATCGAGAATGTCTGGTTGAATATCTGTTAGGTCTGAGTCTGTAGAGAAAGCCATGTAAACACCTTGCTAGAAATAAAGAGGAGTGACCCGAAGGCCACCCCAGTCAGCCATTAAAGGCCAGCGTCGAAGTACATCTCAACACCGTAGCTATCGTCTAGCTCGCCAACACCGTAAACAGCAGTGGCGTTTAGTTCCCAACCGCGGTTAGAAGCATCACGCTGTGGCTCGATTACGAAGTCACGTTTCATAGCTAGAGCTAGTGCTTCTGGTGCGAATACTGCACCCTTAGCATCGCCTGAACCATCAACAGCAACGTTAGCAGATTCGAAGATGTCAACGCCAGCGATAGAGCCAACGTAGCCATTACGCATTGCTTCGTTCTGTAGATCGCCACCGTTAGGGTTAGCGAAGCTGTTAGTTAGGTTAGCTTTAAGTGCGTAAGCCTGTAGTGGGTTAAGAACCGCAACCATACGACCAGACACTTTGTTGTTACGAAGAGTAGCCGCCGCTTTGAAGATGTCAGCAACAGTCAGTTCAGTAGTAGACGCACCGAATGAAGTTGAGAAGCCGTCAAATAGAGCGATCAAGTCTTGGTCCATCTTAGTAGCGATTGCGTTACCAAGAACAGTACCTAGCTCTTCAGCAGGGTTGCCAGCACCCATTGCCGCCATGTCAGTTAGGAACACTTGAGCACCAACTTCACCAACTGCGATAGACACTGAAGAAGTGCTAACAGTAGTAGAAGTCATGTCTGTGCCTTCTGTTAGGTCAGCCGCAGAGATTGATGGGTATTTAGGAACCTGAATAGTAGTACCAGCAACGTTGCCGATATCGTACATTGTTACAAGGTTGCGCATGATAGATTGCTCTTCCGCAGTGAAGCGAGCCTGAGCAACGATATTGACGAACAAGTCGTCTAGTGTAGAAGAAGTAGTAGCGGCCATGATTAGCCCTCCAAATTTACGTTAAGTATAAACAAGTTTTAACGCTTGCCATTTTTCAAAGCGGCATATGCCTCTTTGCCACCAGTATCCCAGTTTGCAAGCATATCAGCCACCGATTCAGGCTTCGGAGTAGAGCCACCTGTTGCACCCTTGGAGCCAGTGCCACCTGCGGTAGCCTTGACGAAGTGAGGGTTTACAGTAAGAAAATCACTCACCAATTCATTAACTGATAATGGTGAACCGCTGTCATTGTAACGCACAGAGCCATCAGAATCCAATACCTCAACTGCACCATCCTCATTGAGGCGTGTTTGAGACTTTAGAAGCTGTACGACTTGCTGTGGGTTTACAGCATTATTCGTAGATGCCGCATTGAGTAGCGCACCATCCACTTGAATCTCGTGTAGCTTTTGGCTGAGTTGTTGGATCGTCTGTTCTTTCTTCTCAGTCACCTGCTTAAGCACCTTCTCGAACTCGCCTTTCTCTTTCTGGCGTTCTAGCTCGGCCTGTTGTTTCTCTTCCATCAATCGACGGGCTTCATCAACATCAATGCCTTCAAGTTGCTTTTCATACTTTCTACGCTCACGGGCTAGACGTTGTTCTACAATCTTCTCTAAGTCAGATTGAGTGAATGTCTTTTCCGTTGGCGCATTATCCTGATTATTATCTTCAGGTAGTTCTTGTTCCATGATTGCATCGCTCATGTCGCGTACCTCTCTATAGAGTTATCCGTTTATTCATCTTCAAACACTGGTCTGAAGTGATGTCGGCAGTTGTAACCGCCACGAACAATGAATGGATCACCGTCCGCTTTTCCTTGCCAGCTAGTTGCTGACCATGTATCACGAATCTCCTGCTCATCCCATATCTCATTGACATGGCGAACACAGAAGTCACGCGAATCCTCTACCACAGTGCCGTAGTATTTCCATCTATCAGCACCGATCTCTCTAGCGGCCGCCACATTAACAGCCGCATCGAATTGCATCATTGAGTCCACTATCATCTGTCGTGCATAGCGTCTCATATTGTTCCCAGTGCGATCAGCGGCATACACTTGGTGTAATGTCCTTACCGCTTCTTCATCACCTTCATCCGCTAACGCCACAAGTCGATCAATCTCTTCCTGATCGGACTGCATATATACACCGTTAATCTTCATACGAAGGTTACGGATGGACTCAGTTAGTGGTCGGCCTGTAAGCGCATTATGGTACAGCTCATTGGCTAGGTCATTGCTAAATGTTGATGCAATATCCTCGAAGCCATAGAAAGACACACGCTGTAATGCTTGGATGGTCTCGACAGGTACGCCAGTAAAGTCACCGTACTCATTAAGCATATCGGTAACACTATCAACGACCGTCTGATATTCACGAATCTGTGAGTCGATCTCGGTCAGATAGGTATCACGCATGATCTGCTCTATATCCGAGCGAGCATTGATAGCCCAGACCAAATCGAATAGATCACCATCTTGAGTAGGTGCACCCATTGCGTAGTCCGCAACACGATTCTCTAGCTCTCGCATAATGGCAGAAAGACGTTGCTGATGTGTCTCAGTCAACGCCTCTACGATTTTAGCGTGATCTATATCAGCCGCCATTTGCTACCTGACTGAAGTCACCAAGTGAGCGAGCCGAATCAATCTCGTCATAAGCCTTGTTAAGCTCTTCATCGTCTAGGACAAGGTCAGCGATCATCTTATCTACACCCTTAGTGAATGTAGCCGATTGAACACCAGATGCCTTAGCACGTTGTAGGAACTCAAGCTCGTTCGGGTAGTCACGGATGTCAAAACTATCAGCGTAGTACACCTCTACATCTGGCATTACATCTTGCCAAATACAGATAAACGTCCATAGGTGCTCTTCAGCAAGCTCCAATAGATCAGCCTTCTCAGCGAGTCGTGCGTTCAATAGTTGGAACTCAGTTTGAAGTGCGATACCAGATGACTTCACAGCCTCAGTACCACGAACTGCACCTAGATGCGCCATACGGTTAATTGACTCTACCTTGTGATTGATTGAGTCGATTAGTGACGTAATGTTAGAGCCAGACGGTTGTAGCATGAATGGCTTGAGGCCAGCATCCAATTCATCAGGCATGTGTACAATGCCGCCAGCGCCAGCAGTAGCATCTGTGTCGAAGGTTTTAACCAGTGTTGGATGGTTAGAGATACGAATCAATTGTTCGATCTCGGACGCTTCTTGGTAGATCGCTTTCTGCATAATAGCGATGTCGGCAATGTCTGACTTACCAATACCCTTAGACGCTGTGCGAGCCGTTGGAACGTATACGGCAGGAATGACACCAATCGGGTTATCCATCTCCTCAACTAGACGCTCGGTGTCGTTGCTTACTTCGTATAGCTTAACTGTCTCTTCAGTCCATACACGGAAGTAAACCTTAGACTCTGTAGCGTTCTCGCGAATGATCTCTTCACGCAACTTGAGATAGGTAAGTTTAGATCGACCCGAAGCGGTGCGTTCCCACTTCCAGTCAAATACGTTTTCTGGTGTATATAGGTTTAAATATGGGCGTATACCCTGACCCAATTCTTCAGCCTTTGTACCCGCTGTAGACTTAGGCTTATCAACCACAATCCATACATGACCGTATACGGATGCCCAGATGCCAGCCTCTTTCATAAACGTATCAAGTGATCGTCCATCTAGGTCAGCATCCTTAGCAATCTGCTCAACGACAGGTGAACCATCGAGAGAGTTATAATTGCGTGTTGGCGCTTGCTTCCATAGAAATGAAGAATAGATGTGGACCACATTGGCACAATGGTTATCCACTGGCGTTAGGTCGATACGTCTAGCGTATTCAGTCTTATCTTCATTTAGGTAGCGTACAAGGTAGTTACCATCTTTGTAGTGCTCACCGCCCAGATAAGAGCGCAGGTGGAATTCCCACTGATCTTTGTGATCGTCATAATCTGGATGCGTGTATGTGATCTCAGTAGTTGCCACTGTTTACGTCCATCTAGTTGGTTGATTTAGCACTGGTCTATCACGCTTGATAGGCAGTTTCCGAACAACAAAATACCCCAAAGCATCATTCATGTGATCTAGACCAGCACTTTTGTCTGGCTCACCGTTTTTGTCATAAGCCTGTTGCTCAAGACATAATGCTATGTTAGGGCATTTCTCAATGTTTACATAGTATAACCTTTGTCCGTCATTATTGCACAGTGCCATGTTGACTGCCGCAATACGATCTCTAACCCTTCCGTTGGCCCTTGGTGCATTAACTGTGAACCCTGCATTACGAAGCAATGTTAGATCGCTTTGTGCCGCATTGGTCGAACTAGCAGAACCGCCACTGGCATCTGGGTAGACAATAATTGGATTATTTGGGTAACGATCCTTGATGATGCTTATGACATCTGGAGTATCACGGCCACCGCTAATCTCATCTACAGCGTAAACTTTGTTATCACGCATAATATGGACTGCGGCCGCCATGTTGTTGACGTTAAAGTCCAAGCCAATATGAAGCGTCTCCCTATCATTGTGGGTTACGCCAGTAGCATTAAGATCACGGTCAAAATTAACGTAGACACTGCCAGATGTCAGGTTGACGAACTCGCCTTCAATATAAGCATCTAGTAGATTGGACGGATAAGACTCCCTAAGCGCATCTATGTATCCATCTGGTAGGTGTGGGTTTGAATACGTTGGAGCCTTGATTAGCTCATAGCTATCTGTGCGATTCTTTGACCACTTACTGTAGACGAACCTGAACCCTTCTGGTGTTGTGCCAACCGCAACAGTATTTGGATCACCATTAGCCTTCTTTTGACGATTACGGGCAATGATCTTGTTCCAAGCGTTCTCAGCCTTTGCACTCGGTAGTGTATCGAGCTCATCGACTAGAGAGTCACCAACCTCATAACCAACAATGGCATCTGGATTCTCCATAGTCCTAAAAATGATCTGCTTACCATTAACCCTTAGAACGTGCTCTTGCTTATTTAGCGTATAAGGCACACCAAGATTATCCAGAGCATCCTGAAAGCGAGGATAAGCGATAGTACGCATTAGAGGATAGTTAGGCAGGTAGTAAGCAACATCACCACCACCCTCTGAGAATATTAGCCTCAACGCCCTTAGTATTAGCGCATGGGTCTTGCCCGCACCGAAGCCAGCAACCATAGCAGGAAACCTTGCCTTGCTATTTACCAGCGCCTCCTGAGGAACTGTAGCCTTAGCTCTAACTCTCATCAGATACTACTTCAAAGCCTGTTATCTTGTGCTCGGTGATAGTTTCGGCTTTCTCATGGTAGCCGTGATTGGCAAGCATTAACTTAGTGACAGGCTGTGAAAACTCACCAGTTAGGCCATTAGCCCATAAGCCTTTTTCCTGCCATGTATTAAGCCTGTCTAACGTGTCCGAAAACTTGTCATTTCCTTTACGCCATTCATAGATAGTTGACCTGCTAACATCTAAGTAGCAAGCTAATCCAGCAACAGTTGGAACTGGATCACCAAAGTCAACATGAGCACCCGCAACATATTCATCAGACTTCTTCTGAATAGTCGCATCGTACTTTGTTGGCCTTCCCGCGTTTGTGATCATATATGATAACCTGTGGATAACTTGAGGTGTGTTATACACGACATAGTATCATCATTCAATGTTGCTATGGTAGGTTGGTATATTAGCAATAGCTAAATAGATAGGCTCACGGTTATCTTTAACATTGTATCGCTCAACTGTGAGTATCGGTGGGTATGTTGAGTATATGGCGTAAGTGAAAGCCATGAGGTCACGCTTATATCTGGCAACCTTCACGGCTTCTGATAGATCGGTGTAGATGGGTTTATCTGTACTCTTCATGCTACACCTCTTTGATTAGTAGCCTAGAATGTAATCCTCTAACCCTAGTAAAGCAATTACAAACATGGCTATCAAGATAGCGTAAAAAATATCTTTTAACATATCTCCTCCATCGTGAATCGGTCATATTGTTGTTTTAGTGACTGGCGTAATGCGGTTGCATTGCTGGCGCTGATGACGGTCGTGTATTGCTGACCACCTTCCCAGAAGTTTATTCTATATTGTGTCACCCATTCCCCTCCTATATAAACTTCCATCTATGATTACGGCCTCCCCTGATATGGCGTGCTCTACACCGCGCCTATAGGCTAAGTCGTATGCCATATCCCAAGCTGTTTCAAAAGCTATACAGGCAACACCGACACTCTTTCTTCTCTCTTTAGGTATTGAGTTCCAATACTCATCAAAAGCCCATTTCATTTCTTCTTTTTTAGTTGTTTTCATTAGTGGCGCTCCTCATGTGCGGCTTTACGCATCTCACAGTAGATAGCCCATACAGCGTCACGATCCCAGACCATGTGACCACCAGCGGCATTTTCGATAAGCAGGTCCACGAACTCAGGCACATCAAATATATCGTAGATGTACTGTGAGTCGCAGATTAGGTCCGAGATCATCTCGTCTCGTGTGATTGATTTATAGATCATCGACAGCCTCCTCAATGGCTTTATTTAAAATATCTATACATTTCTGCATATCATCACGAAACGCTGTCATTTCTGGTATATGCTCTGCCCACAGCTTGCCAGTGCCACGAAGGTTGTGCATAGATAAAACATCGTATGTCATCTGCTCCAACGTTGTTTCAATGTCATGAATGAAATCAGCAGGAATACAATAAAGCGCACCATTGAGATAATGAATCTGTGCTGTCTCTTTTATACGCTCATTTATATAATCAACGATCTCATCTTCCATGATCGCTTGCAGATTGCGTAAAGCCTGAGTGCTATCCATTACTCACCCCTTGCCATAAGTAGACCAACTAGAACGATAGATGCGCCAGCAATAGCGATAGCGATCTCGATTGTTTGACCGTGTGCGTAGCCTAGATCAATAAGTGTTTGCATGATGTTTCCTCCGTTTGTTTTAGCGCATATTAAAATGGCATGGCTTCGTTGTCAACATTTTGTGTTGCTTTATTAGTATCCTCAATGTGCCTACGCTTTTCCTCTATCCCCTCTAACCTAGCCTGTGCCATCTTCACCCGTCTCTTATCTGCGAGCGTTTGCGGTGGCGTATTCTCAGCCATGGCTAAAATCATGCGATCCATCTGCTCATCTTCTAGCATCTGCCTAGTGATAACTGGTGCTTTGTAATCGCTATCAGGTGCGAATATTTCTTTCAAATCTAGTCCGTAGTGATTAGCCACATCAACAGCAGACCCACCACAAACGAAACAATAAGCTCCGACACTTCCATCTGACCTCTCCGAGATAATCAT